AGAGACTTACAAGGTCAGATAGCTAATGCAGGTGATGCTGATACCATGACTGAATTGGCTCAGAGGGCAGGGGAACTTAAGGACCAAATTAAGGATGCCAATGAGCAGGTAGCTATCTTTGCTACAGGGTCAAAATTTGAGGCAGTATCTAATAGCTTTGGTGCTATTAAGAATGACTTAATGAGCCTTGACTTCGAGGGTGCCTCACAGAAAGCTGCCATCTTTGCAACTACATTAGCTTCGTTAAAACCTGAGGATTTAAAAAAGTCATTTAAAGATTTTAAGTCAACACTCAAAAGTGTAGGAGATGGCTTTTCATCATTGGGTAAGACCTTGATGGCTAACCCTATGTTTTTAATTGCTGCAGTCATTGCAGGAATTGTGGCCATAGTCGTGGTATTGATGCAGAAGCTAGGCTACCTGGACCCAATCATTGAGGCTATAGGTACAGCATTCGATGCAGTCATTGAAATCATTAAGCAATTTGGTGAGAGCCTAGGTATTGTATCAGGTCAAACTGAGGAGTTCACGAGAATGCAGGAGGCTAATACTGAGGCTAACAAAAAAATGGAGGACTCAGCAGTAGGGGTGATCACTACAGTGAATGAGGTAGGCACTGCATTTGACCTAGCCAAAGAGGGAGTAATATCTAAAGAGGAGGCACTTGCTACCTACAATGAGAAGCTAGGAGATACCTTTGGTGCAGCTACTACATTGGCTGAGGCTGAGAAGTTATACGTGGCCAAAACCGAGGCATACATTGAGGCTACCATGGCTAGAGCTCGAGCTGAGGTATTTGCTAAGAAAGCAGCAGAGGCAGATGCAGCGGCAATCATAGCAAAGACTAAGGACCAAACTACAGCTATTGATAAGACTCGAGATAACATTAAAAAGAATAGCACCTTAGTTAATTCCATCCCTATTATTGGTGCTATCATAACAACTACCAATGATTTAGTGGGAGGTAGTGAAGAGACCTTAGCTCAGAAACAAAAGAAACGAGTTAAAGAGAAAGAGAAGAGCCTCAAGAAAGAGGCTGATATGTATGGTGAGGAGGCAAAGAAAGCCCTTGAGACTGCAATAAAATTAGAGGAAGCTAATGAGATAAGTAACAAGTCACAGCAAAAAAAGACATCTACCCACAAGAGCAATAGTGATGCAAGGATTAAAGAGGCAGAAAAAGAGGCTCAAAGATTGTATGACATAGAGGTGAAAGCTAATGAAGCCAGGATAAAGAAAGAGGATGAGCAGTTTGACCTCATGAATAAGCTAACCCTATCCCAACAAGAGCAGGATAAATTGGCACTCATGCAGGACTATGATAAAAAGTTTGAGATAGCTGAGGGCAATGCTGAACTTGAGAAGCTACTTACTGAGCAGCAAAAGAAAGACATTGCAGATATCAATAAAAAGTATGCAGATGAGGCTGAAAAGAAAAGGCTTGAGGATGCAGATAAACTAAAAGCAGAAGAGGAGAAAAAAGCAGCAGCACTCAAGCAGGCTCAAGATTTAATCTTTAACATGAATGCTACTCAGGAGGAGAAAGATATTAAAGCTCTTGAAGATAAGTTGGCTGAGGAGAGAAAGATAATAGGAGATAACGCAGCCGCACAGCTACAGCTTACTGAAAAGTTTGAGACTGATAAGACAGCAATTGAAAACAAGTACACCCTTGAGAAAATTGAGAACGCTAGAAAAGAAAGAGAGGCCAAGCTAACACTGGCTGCAGATATTGCCAATGGTATTAATACCGTAGGTGCTGCCTTTATCAAGGACCAAAAGAAACTAGAGAAGTTCAACAAGGCAAATGCATTGATACAAATTGGTATTGATACAGCTAAGGCTATCTCATCATTAGTTGCTGCATCACAGTCTAACCCTGCGAATGCTGTTACCTTTGGTGCTGCAGGTATTGCACAATTTGCTACAGGTATCATTCAAATTGCGACCAACGTAGCCAAGGCAAAGCAGATACTTAGCTCAGGAGGTAGCGGAACCCCGTCAGGTGGTGGTGGTGGTGGTGGTGGTGACACAGGTAGCACACCTAACGTAGCACAGCAAGTACCACAGGCGGCACAACTCTTTGGCTCAGCTAACACAGGCAATGTCATGAGTGCAGGAGGTGGTACAAATAATAGCTCCATGACTGTGACTGCTGTAGTATCTGAGACCCAGGTGACCAACGTACAGAATAAGATAAACAAGATTAACAAAAACGCCGAACTATAATGAACTCACTACAAGCAATCATAGATCACATTGAGCTATTCTACACTAACCATCTACAGGTTATGAAAGTAGGTAGTGACTTCAAAGAGCAGCTGTTCAACTTCGCTACCCAGGATGAGAAATACCCCATTGTTTTTGTGGTACCGGTAAGTGTTAACCCTACCGAGAATACCTCAGAGTTTAACTTTGATATCTACTGCTTTGATATCATCCAAAAAGATAGGGCTAATATCATTACAATCCTTAGTGATACACAGCAGATATTGAATGACCTTTATATTTACTACATGGATAGCAATGACTATAGCTTTGATGTCATAGGGCTTCCATCATTCCAGGCATTGAACAATGATTTACTTGACTATGCTGCAGGCTATGTTATGAATATCACGTTAACGGTGAATGATTGGACTGATTGTGCAGTGCCTTTACAATAAACATTTTGCATGGTTAAAGTAATATAGGTATGAGTTCACCATTTTGGTGGGGAGATTGGAGACCAAACCTCACACAGCATACCGGCAATCTACAGCCAACTGATTTAATAGAGTGCACCTCTATGTCAGGAGCAGTAGCTACTAACACTATTATTACCGGTCAACAAATCATTGATGCAGCTTCGGGTGGTGGTAGTAACAACCCTAAGCTATTAGGTTTCTCAGGTATTCTAGGTACTAACACTACAGGTACCACTATTACTATATGTCATTCACTATTAATACCTGCCAACACATTAGGCACTAACAATATTTTGCAGTTGATATTCAGAATGTACAGAGTGAGTGGTGCCGTAGGGCAGTTGTATGGCCGTATCTATTTTAACACTACCAACAGCTTGTCAGGTGCTACCTTATTCAATACTAACTTTACAATGAATAACGGCCATCAAACAGGATATGTTGAGCGTAACTTTAGCTACAATGGTACTAACTTAACTAGCTATGCTAATGCTGCTTTCTCAGATTACACCACAGGTAACATAGTAAATGTAGCCTTTAATAAGTCGGTAGATAATTACGTTATATTCACCATGCAATGCCAGAATATTGCGGATGTTGCCAACATTAATTTATTCAAAGTCTTTGCTTATGTTTAGTATTAACGAAATAGAGTACACAATAACAGGACCCATTGAGGTGGTGAGTGATACACAGCTACATGTAGAAACTGATAAGGGTATCATTCTAGTGGATGATACAATGGAAATTTATAAAGCATTAACAAATGGCTAGTTACGGTAACACAGGGGAGTTCAATGTGCTATATCCTACACGTAGGAAAATGGCTACCATACTCAAAAGAATAATTAGGAATGATGTTGTGGATGGTGAGGGTACACTCGTAGAAAGTATCCGTATCAATGCCAAGATAACAGGCTTCCAAAAGCTAGAGATACAGATAGTAGCAATGTACTACTTTATATTCCTTAACAATGGAGCTTATCTATGGAATGGTGGAGTGATCACCCCTCGTGATTTCGTAGCACAGTTTACGGATGAGCTTAACAATGCAGGTATCACTGCAGAAATTTATCGGCAGTACACTGAATGGTTAACTAAAAAGTACCCATTAGTACAGGCTGTTGAGGTACTTGAAAGACAGCAAAAAATTGTCTACACATTTGAGGCAATTGACCCTCCTGCAGGATTTACTCCTGGGTTCCCATTAGATGTCTAATTCTTTTTTCATTGAAAGAATATTAAACACATAGATGAGAGGTAGTGCTCCTACCTTTTCACTCTTAGTAATATCCCCATTGGTTAAGCCGTAGATTGTTTGCTCCCAAGACCACTTACTCTGAGCTTGCTCTTTCTCTATCTCTTTAATCTCTTCAGGGTCCATCTCCCTACGTTCCTCATCATTGAGGTCCTCATCTAATTCCCCACTAAATAAGTTTTCGTAGTTTTTTAGGAATGTATCCCTGTACTTAAGGAACTCATTTATTATCCCATAGACATCTGTAATAGCTACGTCATGAAATTTCTCAGCTCTAATATTACAGTCAAACTCATAGGGCTCTAGTATCTCATCCCCCCACTCATTTAGTTTGCTATGCCGGTAGCAGATGGCACAAACTTTGTCAAGATTTGTGACGTAGTTATCTGTGAAATAATAGTCAAGGTCAATGTACTCGTAAAGGGTAAGTTTGTTGAAAGGTTTGAACACCATCCCCAACAGCTCATGCTTATATTTTTTGGATGGCTCAGAGGCACACCAATTATTCTCTTGGATTAACTCAGTGAGCTCATCCACATCTAGGTCCTCAATGACCTCAATAGGCTCATCAGATAAAATAGAGAGAGCCTCACTATTATAGTAGTAGGCTCCCTGGTCTTTTGCTATTCCGTTAAATTCAATGAACTGCTCAAGCGTTACTTGGCTCCATTGCTTGGGTACTTGTATCATTCTTTACTTGTTGGCTTATTTTCTCCGCAATAAACATTAGATAAGGTATAGCAACATTAGCGGTTAACTTTCTAATCAGCTTTGCTTTGTGCTTAATGTGTGCATCTGTATAGTGCTCAGCAGAGGTAAGGTCCTCACGTTTAAACATCACCGCTAACATCTCGGATACATAGCCTTTCTGTTTATGCAGTGCTATTTTTTCAATCATCTTAGTATCACGTACAGTCAACCTCATTTCTGCTCGGTAGATGTATCCCTCAAGCTCAAGCTCCTCAACTGTTGCGTATTCTTTCTGCTCCAATGAGTTAAATTCTTTGACCACATTAACAAAATCTGCCACATCATAATCCCAGAACTCACTCTCAGGGATGCCAAGGTAAGCAAACACTTTTAGGTGCTTATCAATGGGGTCCAGGTTAGGGTCATTGTTAATATCGGTAATGGTTTCGAACTGCTCAATGGTTATCTCATCGAGCTGATTGGGAATCTCCCTACTTAATATACTTATCATGTTATAAAATTTGAACAAATATAGGAAATTTTTAATATAGGTAATGGCTAAAGATAAAATCCCTACCTACCAAATTACTATTGACCCGGCATACGCTGAAAATGGTGAGGACCTTGGCATAGAGCAGATAGCTTTTACCTCTAATCCTGCCATCAAAGTAAAGGGGATGGCATTCAATTCTCAAGCTAAGCCGTTATTTTTTAATGATGAGCTCAAGTATCGTATCACTGCACCTGCTTTGATACCCATGGAGATATACCGATTGGATGAGGATACTAATGAGGAGTACAATGTCAAGTTTACTAAGGAAGAGATTGAGCTAATTCATGGAAAATTCATGAAGCAGATGGTTAATCGTGACCTATTTAACCTTGAGCATGATCAGTCAATGACCGTTCCTGCCTACGTACTTGAGGCATGGATAGTAGACAACCCAAAACAAGATAAGGCCTACTCAACATTTGGCATTGAAGTACCTGAGGGTACGCTAATGGTAACTGCCCAGGTTACTGATAAGGAATACTATGCAGAACTTGTAGCACAAGACCAAATAGGATTCTCTATTGAGGGGTACTTAGGCATGAAATTAAAAGAGCAAACAAAAACAAAAACAAATATGAACAAGTTACCTGATGGAGAGCACACTATCGAGGATAAAATCTACGTTGTAAAAGACGGAGAGGTTATTGAGATACGTGATGTTGAAATGGAGGAGACCTCAGAAGAGGTAGCCTTAGAAGAAACTGTTATCGAAGAGGATACAGTAGAAGAGGAGACAATGGCGGTAGACCCTGTAGTAGATGCAGAGGCTATCATTGCTATTGTACGACCTTTATTAGATGAGCACATGAACGCTGTAGCTGCAATGATTGCAGAGATGCGTAACCAACTAGATGAGATATTGTCTACTGAGGTAGAGGATGAGGAGATTGTAGAGGATGTGGCCTTGAGTGCACATCAAAGACTAAGTAACTTTGTAAAATTTAACAACAAATAAAAACCAAACAAAATGCGTAAATTAAGATTTGACCTACAAATCCTGCCAAGTGCAGAATTACAACCTAACGCTGAGGCATTCTATGCACAAGCTTATTTAGGTGGTACTGAGATTGCTGATAACTTCCGTACTCTACCTGGTATCAAGTACAAAACTAAGATTGGTACTGTTACTTTCGGTACAGACTTATTGCAAGTATCCCCATGTAACTTCCCTAACCTTAACGCTGACCAATTAAGCTCACATGAAGTAGACGTATGTGCTCTTTCTGCAATGGCTCAAGTATGTCAGTTTGACCTAGAGCAATCATTTGTATCTTTACAGATGGCAGCAGGTTCCAACGGAGATTTCTCTGTAGCTAACTTCTTTAACTTCTATTGGTCTGAAATGGCTAACTCTGTAAACGGACAAATTGAAGCTCTACGATGGAAAGGTGATATCTTATCTTTGAACCCACAACTTGCTTTGTGTGATGGTTATGAGAAAGGATTACGTGCAAGTGTAATAGCAGGTGATGCTATCAATGGTGGTACAGGTGCTATCACTACATTCTCAGGTGTTGGTGAATTAGCTGACAAATTAGAGGCTGCATTTGCTTTGGTTCCTGCAGCTATTGCTTCTAGAACTGCTGACCTACGTATCTACATGCCTACTCAATTGGTTAACATCTACCGATTAGGAGTTGCTTCAGGTAACACTAACGCATTTATCACTCAAGATTTGGCGTTAACTTACTTAGGTATCAAGATTGTAGTTTGTCCAGGGATGTCTAACAACAAATTTGTGATTACATTGAAAGACAACTTAATCTTTGCCTTTGATGGTGAGGGAGATCCATCTGATTTACGTGCAGTAAACTTAGCTGATACTGTTGCTGAGCCGGTTATCCGTACTCGTGCTAACATGAAAGTTGGTTTCTCTTTCGTGAATCCTACAGATATCGTTTACTACTCTTAATAATAATCCATAGAGGGGGGCAACCCCCTTTATATAATACTTTAACACATGTCTTGTCAAGCATTAGAATCAATCTTAAAATCTTGCGACAACAATAGTGGAGGTATCTATGGTATTTGGATAAACCAACAAGATGAGATAGCATCTATCACTCCAGCAGACCCATCAGCAGGAGCAGGATGGTCAATCACAGCTATCACTCTTGCAGGTGCACCTCCTGTACTTTTTGAAAACTTCTACATTCGTCGCAACACATCTAACTTTACTGAGGACAGCACTATCGACCTAGTCAATGGTAGCTCATTCGTTACTCAGAC